TGTCGGAGCAGTAGGGTTCTTGGTGATGATTCGGCCAGAGTAATCCATGTTTACGCCTGTTGCTGGGTATCGGTTTCGGTCGGAGCAACGAAGTTGGGGTCGTTCGGCCAAGTCACTTGAACAGCCGCTTGCAGGGCAGGAACATCCGCCGCAGCTTCAATGGCAGCCACAGCCGTAGCAGCCGCAGTACGTACAGCAGCGCGGTAGGTCGTCCAATCAGCCGCCACAGCCGTCGAAGTCTCAACAGCCTTGACCACCATCCAGTCGCTGGGTAGAAGCATTGTGTAGGCGTTTTGGTTGATCTGGGCCTTCCACTGCGCCTTCAGTGCAGCCAAGTCCTTGGCGGTGTTGGTGTAGCTGATCACAGCGCCGTTGCGGTTCTCGGTCACCCAGTAGAAGCGGTCATCTTCCCGCGTTCCTTCGTAGGTCACCTCAACCAGCCCCAGTGTGGCTTTGTCCTCGGCCGAAGCCTTGTTCAGCCAGTCAGCCGGGTAGCCCGTGCCATCAATGGTAAACGGCGTCTGTTCGACGATGTACTGGTTTGATGCTGCGCGATAAAACATTGTTACCTCGCTCTGCTAATCGTGAAGGGGTTTTCTGCGAAGGCAGCGTAGATGTATGTGCCGCCGCTGGCGTTAAAAATAGCGTTTGTGTCTCGCAACTTAAAGCCATTGGAAAGAAAATCAATATAAACGCCAGTGCCTTCTGTGTTTGCAAGGTCAGGATATAAGAAGTTTTGGGCGGCGTTATATGTGCTGCGTGATGTGTCGTACATAATCCAATTATTGGTGGTATCCGTTCTTTTGAACATCAACCATCTTGGCCTCATATTGGTAAACACAAAAGGCCCATCCGTACTTCCATTGCCAGTGTACGAACCAAACGCGCTGTAGCCCGTGATGGGAGCAAAGCAATAGGCGACATAGGTAGTGCCATTAGTATTTGTCATTGCTTGATTGCCAAGCGTGATTACTGTGCTATTTGGGTTTGTTGCGTTCCATAAACTACCAGACCCTGCGGCTTCGGTTGTTATTGCGTTAGTTGTACTTAATTCTAATCTTTGGCCACCGGTCATATACGGCAAAATTTTAACAGGCCAATCTGCTGTTGCACTTCTGCTTTTTACAATTACCATTCCGGGCGTTGCGCCTAATCCGTGGCCAACAGTTGCTCCAACAGTTCCGTTACCCGTGTAAGTCAATATGCTAAAGCCAGCGGTCGTATTTGCATTGACCGTGCTAGTGATGCTTCCCACCGTGTTGGATACGGTTGATCCGCTTGCTTTCCATTGCCAACCCACAAAGGTTGTGCCACTACCATTTTGTGAAGCAAAAGAAGAAGAAATTAACGAAGCAGTATTCCCAAGCGTAAATCCACTAGCATCAAAACTTGTTATGCCAAAGTTAGCATCAACAGCATTTGTTAAATCTGTGTAAAGGCAACCGTTAGTTGCACCACGAACAGAATCGTTTGTTTGATGGGAATAGGCAGCCGATCTACTTTTGATCCATACCCAATCAGGTTGGAATGAAACACCATTAGAAGTGTTTGTAATTGCCCTAGAACCTACCCCTGTTCCTGTCCACAGCGTTGCCGCCATGTAGTTCGCGCCGTTGCTGATCGTCGGCGTGGGCAGGTTCTGTGTGCAGAGGGCTTTGAAGCCTGATGGGGCGGTGTAGGAAAATGCAGTCTGCCCGGCGTTCAATGTCAAATCCGCCGAGCCAGTAAAGGTCATCACGCACAAATAATACTGATCAACACTACTTGCTATGCTTTGAGTGTAGACGGATGAACCGTTTTTGTAGTAAGTAATTTGGTTTGCAGACCTATCAACGGCTACGCTGATTGTGTTGCCGTTTGTATAGGATATTCCGGGCGATCCTGATGTATAAGTTGAGCCAACATAAGTGCCGCCACCATTACGATAGCCACGAAAATTTGCTGGCAAACCAGAAGTTGATCCACTATTTGAATAATACGCAGGAACTATAGAGCCATCGTCGATGCCTATCGTTACATCACTTGAAGCGCCAACACTTGTCACTACAAATTCAGCATAAAACTTTTGCCCTGACGCAATTCCAAATGTGGATAGATGCGGTCTGCCATACCCCGGCGATGCCGTAACCATCCGCAAATTACCGTTTGAAAATGTCGTGTCGGTAGCATTCAAAGGATTGAATGTGCAGTAGTCACCACGCACCTCACCACCAGCACCTGTATCGCTGCCGTAGTTGGTTGGCACATCAACCATGCTGTCGTAGGTCGTGCCAGCGGTCACGCTGATGTTGTTCGGTGTCCAGTTGTTGCCGTTGCCGCTTGAGTCCTTGCCGATGGTTGTGGCAGTAGCACCGCTGTTGTCGCTGAAGTTCAGATAGAAGCCATTCGTTCCATACGTTCCGGTGTAGCGAATGGGATTCCATACGCCGGTCACAGCGTCTGTTGCGCCAAAGCTGGTGGGTGTTAAGGCTTGACCGTCAACAAAGTTGATTTCGGTTAGGTAGCCGTCGTAATACGGCGCACCGCCGCCAGCCCTTGCCCCAATTGCTGTTGCTTGATTGTTATTTATTGCAAAAGTGGTATTTTGGTTTGGATAGGTTGCCGTTGTAAGCGCAGTGACTTGCGCCCCGTTGTAATACAACTTCAGCCGGTTAGATGCAGTGGCTTGAGTGGTATCAAGTACCACCACTAAATGAAACCATGCGCTTGGATCGCGTCTAGCAGGTGTTTCTGCTATGTTTAATACAGCACTTCCACTAATTTGCCCATATACAGCAATACATGGTACAGAGAGGCCATTGTCCGTTACTTGAATGGTGAATAAATCACTGCCAAAAGAACCTGCACTTAGTAAAGTAAGTGATTGATTGTAGTCAAGCGGTGATTTTTTAATCCACGCACTATATGTCCATGTTGAACGATTGGTTGCGCTTGAAGGCGTCCGACTGAAATAGGCAGACGCAGACGCACGAATCCGCACACTGCGGCTGATGAGGTAATAGCCGCCAACAGGCCACGTTCCCGCAGCTTGCATCTGTTCTTCAAGCGTAAAGATACCGCTTGCCACACCGCTGTTGACAGTCGGTGCAGTTGCGCTGATTACATTACCAAGGTAGCCGTTGATTGGCATGGCTGCCTCTTAGGAGATGTCTTCGTAGGAGATCGAAAAGGTCAGCGCACTGGCCGTGCCGGAAGTGATGGAGATTGAAGTGCCTTCCATCAGGTAGATCGCGGTTGTCTTGTCCACACAGATCAGCGAAGCGTTGGCCGGAACCGAGATAGCTGAAGCCACCGGGTACGCCGTACCACCCGATGGGGCAGAGCCTTGTGCCACAGCGCCGTTGCTGTAGATCGACACCGTGGCGTTAGCTGCTGTTCCAGTCGTGTTAGCTGCGACGATCTGGTTGATCTTGTAGACCTTGCCAGAGGAAGCGGCATTAGGCAGCAGAACAACCGCAGTCGTGCCTGATGGGGTGTAGTAGGTCGTCGTACCGTATATGGTTGTTACGTTGACGATATTGGGGTTAGCCATGATTGCTCCTTAGAAACCAAAGATCATCGCCATTGCGATGGATTTGCCGGTTGTGATGCCAGATGCTGTTGCCCAAGTCGGCGGGGCATCTCCGTTTGATTGCAGTACCTGCCCTGCTGTGCCGTATGCGGTGCCGGTTGCGCCGAAGGACACGCCCCCATTGGAGGTGACGCGGATGCGCTCTGTGCCGTTGGTGCTGGCCGTCATGTAGTTTGCGCCAGTGGCAGACAGCGCCAAGGTTCCCGCATTTGTGACAGAAGGCGTGGTGAGAGAAGTGGTAGCCGAGAGGGTGGTGAAAAATCCGGCCAACGGGGTGCTCGTGCCGATGATCACGTTGTTGATCTGGTTGCCGCCGCCTGCGATCGTCCCAGAGAGCGTGAACGCGCCAATCGTGTTGGCCGTCAACGTGGTGCCGTTGAAGGTCAGGTTGGCAGAATCGGTCAACTCACCAGAGGTGGTCGCATACGTAACACGACCAGACGTCAAAGCTGAATCAATCAAACCCGCAGCGGTCAGCTTTGTGCCGTTGAAGGTCAGGTTGGCAGAATCGGTCAACAGTCCCGCAGTCGTGGCATACGGAACACGGCCGGAGGTCAAGCTGCCCACTGCCAGCGTCGCCATGTAGTTGGTTGCCACCACCACATCCGTGCCGTTGCTGACCAGCACCATCTTCTGACCATTGGGCACCGCTACGCCGGTCTGCCCACTGACCTTCACCTGCACCGGGTAACCACCGCTGGTGTTGTTGTAGATGAAGTAGAGCTTCTTGTTGGCCGGGACAACTAGGCTGGTGGTGCTGAATGTCAGCGCGCCTGTCATCTCGATGAACATGTTACGGGCAACACCGGTCGCGCCGTTGGGGATCGTGATGGTGGTCGTGGCCCCAGAGCCGTCAGTGATGGCTTGCGTCACATAGCCACTGATCGCTTGCTCTAGCAGCGTACCAAGGTTGGTATTGGTGATGTCGCCCCATTGATTGGCCTTTTCACCTGTGGCCATCAACTCAAGTGCAAGGTTGGTCGAGTAAGTAGAAGCCATTTGTCACCTATGCCGCAAGTTTGGTCCAAGCCGGAGCCTGAACTGAAGAATCCGTTACCCAGCTCGGACTTTGTGTGCTGCTATCTGCCGTCCATGTCGGGCTCTGTGTGCTGCTGTCCTGCACCCAGCTTGGACTTTGCGTGCTGCTATCAATCGTCCATCCCGGGCTGTATACGTTGTTGTCCTTGGTCCAAATCAGGACCGAGTTTACCGAACCTACCGCTGAAACTCCAGTGACAGATACCACCGTCACCGTCTGAATCACTACGCTGTTGACCGAGCCCGTCGCCGTAACGCCGGTCACAGACACGTTGGTGTCGATCGCCGGTGTGACGCTGTTGACCGACCCCGTTCCCACCACTCCAGTGGCATTGACGGACTTGTTCAACACAACCCCGGCAATGACGCCTGTTCCTACTACGCCGGTCACCGCCACGTCCATGCTCAAGCTGATGGACACGCTGTTAACCGAACCTGTTGCTGACAGCCCCGATACCTCTACGGAGTCGCCTACTTGAGGCTCTACGCTGTTGACAGAACCCGTTCCCACAAGCCCTGTCACAGTAAAACTGGTGTCGATTTGCGCTACGACAGTGCCAATTGCACCCGTCGCCGACACCCCAGCTACTTCAAAACCGTCGTCTATCTGAAGCGAAACGCTGTTGACCGACAGTGTCCCTACCAGCCCACTAACTTCAATACTGTCATTTACCTGAATCGAAACACTGCCAATCGATCCTGTTCCTACTACTGCACTGACCTCAACGTCTTCATTTACCTGAATCGAAACCGTTCCAACACTGCCCGTTGCGGATACCCCACTGACCTCTTCGTCAATGTTGACCTGCACCGTGACGCTGTTGACCGATCCCGTGGCCGAGACAAACGACGCTGCATCGCCCCAGCCTTGCTGCCCCCAACCAACTACCGAATTCCAACCATCAAACGCTACTGTCGCATCCGCTCCAATCAAGAAGCTGACGCTGTTGACCGATCCAGTAGCCGAAACGGAGGATGAACCGTTTCCCCACCCCTGCTGACCCCAGCTAAGAGCGGAATTCCATCCGTCAAACGCTACTGTCGCATCGGCCAACTACCCACCTTACGCAATCTGGATGATCGCGGTACCTGCGCCAGCCGTCGGGAACACAATGGTGAACGTACCGCTGGACACCACCTGATCCGTCACGAAGTCCAAAATGCACACCGCATAACCCGTGCTGGCCTGATAGATCATCGCACCGCGCGACGTGAACGTAGCCGAAGTCCAGCTGGTATCGCTGAAGTCCACAAAAGCAGTCGTGCCACTGGAAGTCGGCGTCACGTTCACCAGCGTGTTGCCGCCGGTGGTGTAGCCGCTGCCGTTGGGCAGCTCGTCGCTGTTGCCCGTCATGTTGCTGTAGTTGGTCGTCGCAGCACCATACGTGCCTGTGATGCTGGCATTGGCCTTGAACAAGGCAATCTTGTATGCAGGGGATGCCCCGTTGGTGAAGTTCTGCGCTCCAGTGAGCAACTGCACCTTGAAGCTGGTGCACATCGCTTGTGTCAAACCTGCCATATCACTCTCCTAATTAAACGCCACGCGCATACGGCGGGGGATTCGAGACCAACGGAACGCGGAGCATTCCATCGCGGTATTCGTCGCGACGTCCGCGACCTTGCTGCTCTGCTGCCAACTTGGCCACAGCGTCGTTGTAACGCTGCTGGAACTGACCAATCATTTCCTGCGGACCTTTGGTGAACAGGTACGCTTCTACCAACACAGCATAGGTCAGCACTTCCGGTGCGTTGTCCGAAATCCATGTGTTGGGATTGGCGGCTGACAGTTGCGTCGGACGGCGGAAGTACGCCAGCTCCAACTGGTAATTCAACGATCCTGTCAGCGCAGGTGCAATGTAGAGCGTGGTCTGATCCCACAAGGCGTAGTATTTCGGCGTCGCCGAGCTGGTGGACGTGTTGGCCACGTACTCAGTCATGAAGCTGATGTCGCGCTGCTCGAGCATGACGCGGTTGCCATTGGTCGGGATGTACTGCAGGTAACGCGGGAACAGGAAGCCACTGGGCACCTGTACCTTGGGATTGGTTGTGCCGATCGTTGCAACGTCGTACTCCTTGAACGCGTCAAGGTCGACGTCCCGCATGATGCGGTTCTCAGAGACAAGAATGAAGTTACCCAACACCGTCGGTGTGAAGACGTTGGAGTCGATCTCCATGTAGCTCTTGATGTTGTCCGTGAACTGTGTGTAGTTCATGTGATTACGACCGTCACCGAATTAAGCATGCATTGGGCCAGAACCAGTTCCTTCTCTGGGTCCGGAAACATTCCTACCGAAGCAAACATCGAGTTGCCCGGGCCGCCGACGTACACGTCAAAAGGCTCTTTGGGCTGCGGACGCGGCTCTTGCAGGGCAATTGCATCCGAGACATTTCGGCGAGGCTCAAGCTGCGGGTGCTTGGGCTCGTAGCAAAACGGGCAGGTCTTCAGACCCTGCCATTCCTTTCTCAGCTCACTGAGAAAGAACCGCTGGTTACAACGGTCACACAGCGCAAGGGATCGTCTTCCTTGCGCATACATTATGCCATCGTCCGGTCAGGAACCAGATACACGCTGGCGATATCGCGGTCCTCCTGCGCAGCACGCAGGAAGTCCTCTTCGTAAATCTGCTTGAGCATCGTCATGCGCTCCGGCGCGCGCTTCATCGAGATGTAGTAGGCCAGTCCCGATGCCAGACACGGCAGGAAACGGAAGTTGATGTCCGTCGTGTTGGTGTATGCCCCCGCATCCTGAATGCGCCTGATGGCGTAATACACGAACGTGTAGGCCACCGAATCATCCGGGTTGGGGTAGAAGTACACCTGCGGTGTGATCGTGCGCTGCACGTAGAACTGAGCAGGCCTTGACTGTGTGCTGATCTTGACCGGCGTGTGCAGCCACTCGGCGCGGCTGAAACGATTCAACGTGATGTCTGTTTGGACACCGTTCACGTTCGAGCGGATCACGGCTTCGAGCACGTTGACAGTATCCAACGGGAGGTTGTACTCGTACACTCCCGCCGTCAATGCCAGCGTGCGTTGTTCAATCGTCCAGAGGTTCAGGCCACGGCTCGCCCAATCCAAGAACATGAGGTTCAAGGAACGGCGAGCCGTTTTGATGTCGTAGCCTGCACGAGCTTGAAGACCGCAGCGCTCATACGCTTCGGCGATCAGCTCATCCACGTCCAGATCGAACGTGGTTGTTCCGGACGTGGTCATTACCAGCTGGTCGGCTGCGGAATGCGCTTGGTCGGGGGATTCTCAACCGAACCCGCATTCTTTTGCGAGTCAAAGTTGACGTCCACCGGCACCGGCTTCTTGGCCTGTTCAGTGCTCTCGGACATCACAGCACCGAACCCTTTGATTGCGGCTCCAACGCCGCGCTTGCCACCTTGTTTCATGTGATTCTCCTTGGTTAGCCAAACTTGCGTTTCATGGAGCTGCCGCGCTTCTTGTGCTCGGCCTTTTCCATGGCGGCGGATTCCTTTGCCTCATGCTTCATCATAGCTGCTTTGCTGGCATACCGCTCGCCGCTGCCCTTTTCCATGATGCCGCCCTTGGCCTTCTTCATCGCCTTGTGCGCCACGCCCATCGGCTCGTTCTCATGCTTTTGCATGGCCATGTCTTGCTTGCGATCATAGGCTGACGGCTTGACTTCACCGCCCTTGGCATACGCGCGCTGGGGAGCGATCATCGGCAGGTTCTTGGCCAGCTTGCCGGGCATCAGAGCGCGGCCCTGACGATCCTTGATGGCATCGCCGCCACTGGCCATCTTCTTGGCCTTGGTGATCGAACCACCCTTGGCGGCTTTGATCGGCATACCCATTGCCATCATCTTGTGGCGATTGGTGTTTTTGCTCGTGTATTCCATGTCCGTCCTTTCAACACTTCCATCGTTTGAGAGAGGCTTTGGCACGCTCGGCCGGGCCCTTTGATTTTGCCACCACTCCTGCCATCCGTGCACAAAACGACCGCTTGCGCGGGCCGCCTTCAGGCTGTGGAGCCTTCAGGTTGCTGCCTGTCTCACGGTTGTACTTCGCCCTGCCTTTGGCCGTCAGGCCTGCGCCTTTTTCCGTGGGAAGCTTCTCGCCTCGTCCAACGGAGAGCACAGGCCCGCCTTTCTTCAGCTTGGCGGTCTTGGCTGATTCCTTGAAGGCTTCAGCCGTGGGCGCACCCGGTTGACCAACAGCGCGCATTTTCTCGCCAGAGCCTGCAGCGATTCTTTTGCGCTTTGCATTGATATTGGCATAGAGCCCCCGACTGTTAGCCATAGAACGCCGTCGCCGTGACAGTTGAGGGCAAACCGACGTACAGGCCGTTCTCCGACAGCACGCCGTCGCCGGGGCACGTGAAGGAAAAGGTTGTTGCGTTGGTCGTGTCAGCTTCCACCAAAATACCAGCGTACATCGTGACGTTGCCACTGGTGGTAGCCGATGCCGCCGTGACGGTGAATTGCGAAGAGCTGGCTGTCGCCACCGTGTACACCGCATCAGATGCCGTGCCCGAGGTGAAGTCCAGCCAAACACGGTCGCCAACCGCCAAGGTGTTGGTCATGGTGACAGTGATAGTGGTGGTGGTCTGCGAGTACGTGCCCGAAGTGGACGTGTTGCTTGCAAACACCATGTGCGCAGCGGTTGTCGTCGACGGGGCAACAATTCCACCCTTCAAACGAATACGCCCGCTGCTGACAAGCACGCCCGATGTGGCACGGTGCCCCGACTTTACGTCGAACTGAAATGTCATGATTCCCCCATTAAGGAAAGGCCCCCATCACAGGGGCCTTGTTGATTAAACGGGGTTGGCAGAGCCGTCTTGTGCGCGCTGCAGGTACTCAACCGTGACGACCGTCGAACCGGCAGTCGGGTTGCCCGTGGCGGCAGTGAACGTGCCGTAGATCGTGACATCGCTGGTGCCGATGTTGTTGGTCTGCGCCACAACCATGGCAGCATCGATCGTGGCTTGCGCCAGTTTGGCCGAGCTGGTGCCAGTGTTGATGGTGGTCACGTACTTGTTGGCAACGGTGCTGTTGCCGATGGTGACACCCACGTTCGAGACGCTGCCGCCGCTGATCGCGGTGACAACTTCGATGTCGAAACGAACGATCTTCGCGCCCGCCGGAAGAACGAACAGAGCCTGTGCGGTCGGCGAGGTGGTCATGGCCGCAAACGAAACCGTTGCGGTCTGGGCAAGAATCGGAGTACCGGCATTCATGCCGCTGGCAACAGTGCCTTGGCGAACGGTACCGGAACGAAGGGGACCTGAGAAAGTGGTAAATGCCATGATGGTTCCTTGTGTTGTAGCACGCCCCGGCACAGTCTCTACGACGTCGGCTAGGGCCGTCTGTGCTGGTGAATATCCCTAGAAAACAGGGGGACCGAGGCCCCCCTGTCTCACTACTGCATCAAGCTCCCGGCGAGCCGTAGGCACCGCGCGGGTCGGACCAGCCGAAGCTGTAACGCTCGCGAGCCTTGTAACGCACGTTGCCGGTGTCGAAGTCACCCTCGAAGGCAGTGCGGATCGGCGCACGCTGGAACATCTTCAGACCGTTCGGAGCGTCGGTCATCAGGAACCATGCGTCAGCGTCGGTCAGGTAGTGGTTGACCACAAACCCTTCCGGAATCAGACCCATGGACTTGATGGCGTTGATGTCGTTGTCGGCCGTTGCGGTACGCAGGGTCGACTTCATCAGACGCTCGGCGGTGAACTGGTTCTCTTTCGGCACAACCATCTTGGTCGCCATCACAGCGATCTTCAGGCCACGTTCGTCGGTGAACCCAGCGATGTCGATGATGCCCTGTTCGAGGGAAGTCTCGTTCAGGTCAGCAGCGGTCGCAGGGGTGTTCGAGAAGGTCGGGCCCAAAGCGGTCGGGTGGGCGGTGCTGAACAGAGGCACGCCGTCGCCGCCGTAGTACTGAGCGGAGTTGGTGAAACCGTTGTTCAGGATCGACGCACCGTTGACCTGCTTGGTGTGTGCCATGGAGCGAGCCAGCGCCTTGGTGTAGCGCGCAGCCAGACGGTCATACAGGTTGTCTTCGATCGCCTCTTCGGTGATCGAGAACGCCAGTGCAACGGTCTGGTGGGTGTAGCGAGCAGTGAACGACTCGTTGGCTTGGTCGTATGCAACGCCCGCGCCTTCGGCCTTCACAGGCGCTTGCGCAAACCCGGTCAGCATCACTTCTTCTTCAAATGCACGCTCGGAACCTTCGATGGCGAAGATGTCCTCGTGCTCGTTTTCGTAGCGCTTGTACTCCAGACCAAACAAAGCGTTCAGTCCGGGCTCAAGCTCTTTTACCAGTTGTGCGCGTGTAATGGCCATGGTTAGACTCCCGCAGTGCCGGTACTAGAACCGTACAGGTGGTTGTTGATCTTGACGATCAGTTGGGTGTTGGCCGAGGTCAGGTCATTCACGCTCGGGTTTTGGTTCACACCAATGATCTTCAGTTCGTAGGTTGCATTGCCCGTTGCCGGGGTGCCGATCTGCATGCCAGAGATGCCGGTGGTGGTGCTGCCCGACACGCTGGTATCGATCTGCGCATTGCGACCAATCGCGGTGTTGCCGGGGGTACCGACAGCTTGTGCGACGAACGAGGCCGAAGGATCATCCACGACGAAAGCTACGATGTCCGAAGCAACGATGCTGCC